TAGGTTTGTCCTTTGTTGTATTGGATGAGTACGCTAGTATGAAACCTATTGTATGGGAACAGATATTAAGACCGACTTTAGCTGATGTTCGTGGAGAAGCACTCTTTATAGGTACACCAGCAGGGAAGAATCACTTCTATGACTTGTTTACAGAAGCTAAAGATGATGATGACTGGGCAACTTTCTCTTTTAACTCTATAGATAACCCCTATATAGCGGAAGAGGAAGTCGAGGCAGCTAGAAAGTCAATGTCTACTATGGCTTTCAGGCAGGAATTTGAAGCTTCCTTCGAGACTTTCTCTGGAGGTATCTTCAAGGAGGAATGGTTCGCTACAGGAAGAGAACCAGAAGAGGGAAACTTTGTAATTGCAGTAGACCCTGCAGGTTTTGAGGCTGTAGAGAAGGAAAGAGGGTTAAAAGGCTCTAAACTGGACGAAACTGCCATCGCTATCGTTAAAATAGACAGGGATAAGTGGTGGGTTAAGGACATTCTCCATGGAAGGTGGGGAATCAAGGAGACAGCACAGAAGATTCTTAAGTCTGCTGCAGTAAATGAGGCTACTACAGTAGGAATTGAGACTGGCTCCTTAAGAAATGCCATTCTTCCCTATCTAGAGGATGAAATGAGAGCTGAAAACAGGTTTATTCATATAGATGAGCTTAGACATGGCGGTAAGAAGAAGACTGAGCGAATTACTTGGTCTTTACAGGGCAGAATGGAGCATGGACAGATAACTTTCAATGAAGATAAGGATTGGAAAGTCTTCATGTCTCAACTACTTGATTTCCCCAACCATCTTTCACATGACGACTTGCTCGATAGCCTCGCCTACATCGACCAAGTGTCAATAGCCGACTTCGCATATACTATAGAGATGGATGAAGACTGGCAACCCTTAGATGAGATAGCAGGATACTAGGTAATTTAACAGAAAGTTCCCTAACAACCCTGTTTTGTGCTATACTCAGCGGCTATATTCTTTCTTCTAAGGAACTTTCATGGCATTATCGAGGGCAGCAGCAGCTGCAGCTAGAAAAGCGGCTAGAAATCGAGGATTACAAGGTAATCGAGGAGTAGATGGTAGCTTAAAACGAGAACGAGAACAACCTTATGATGCAGCTTTAGAGGTACAAGCTGCTAATGATATGGATGAGTTTCGACAAATGATAATTGATAAAGATATAACATCTAAACATTCTAAATATGCAGAGTTTGCTGAAATGGGTGAAGAAAAATTAAGAGCAAGACACGCAGCACTTGAAAAAGAAATTCATGATTTAGAAAGAGAATCTTTAGATTATCAAGAAAATCGTGGCGACCCTAGAAGAGATTTAGAAGATTTGTCTTATTTAGATGAAGCTGAAGATACTAGAATTGAAAGACTTGAACAATTAGAGACGGAAATAGAAATGATAGAAGATATTTTTGATAGAACTAATATTGATTATTTACCTATTGAGAACATAGAACCATAATGTTCGAGAATAAAGAAACCAAATACCAAGCACTAGCTGGCTGGCTTAATTACAGGCTAGAAAGCTGGAGAAACCATCGTGACCAGAACTATGTAACCAAGTGGGATGAGTATTATCGTCTCTGGAGAGGCATCTGGTTGCAGGAAGACAGGACTAGAAGCTCTGAAAAGTCAAGAATCATAGCTCCAGCTCTACAACAAGCAGTTGAATCATCAGTCGCTGAGCTGGAAGAAGCAACATTCGGTAGAGGCAAGTGGTTCGACATCCAAGATGACATGCTTGATAAAGAGCCACAGGATGCAGAGTATGTACGCAACCTGCTACAGGAGGATTTAGAGAAGACTGGTGTCAAGGATGCCATTTGCGAAGTCTTTATCAATAGTGCTATCTATGGTACAGGCATCGGTAAAATAATCGTAGAGCAGAACATAGAACGCTCACCTGCTGAAGTACCTGTAGAAGGTACTACTACTACTACTCGTCAATTGGTTGAATATCCATCAATCGATATTAGAGTTGAACCTATTTCTCCTAAAGAATTTCTTATCGACCCAGCAGCTAACTCTATAAACGAAGCTCTTGGAGTTGCACATGAGGTAATCAAGCCTCGTTATCATATAGTGGAAGGAATACTATCAGGTATATATAGAGATGTACCTCTTGATGGTGACTATCAGATTACCAAGTTCGGTTATGACTCAGAGATTAAACCTGCTGATGAATCGGATTCAGTCAAGATAACTGAATATTGGGGTAAAGTACCTAAAAGGTTCTTGAAACCCAATAAAGATAAAGATGATTTTGAGTATAGTAAAAAGGATACTCTGGTTGAAGCTGTAGTTACTATATGTAACGATGAATACATATTAAGAGCAGAACCTAACTTGTTCATCATGGAAGATAGACCATTTATATCCTATCAACATGACATCGTACCCAATAAATTCTGGGGAAGAGGTATCTGCGAGAAAGGATACAACCCACAAAAAGCATTAGATGCTGAGATGAGAGCTAGAATAGACTCTCTAGCATTAACCACGACACCAATGATGGCAGCAGATGCTACAAGATTGCCTAGAGGTGTCAAGTTTGAAGTAAGACCGGGAAAGACTGTATTGACTAATGGTTCACCTAGGGAAGCAATCATGCCTTTGGACATGGGTACTACAGACCCTTCTACATTCCAACAGGTAGCTTCGCTTCAGAACATGATTCAGATGGGAACAGGCAGTTCTGATGTTTCTAGAGGTGATAGGGAAACAGCTAGCGGTATGTCGATGATGCAAAGTGCTGCTATAAAGAGACAGAAGCGTACTTTGATGAACTTCCAAAATACTTTCCTTATTCCTTTGATACAGAAAGCAATGTGGAGAAAGATACAGTTCGATGTAGATAGATACCCTGTCAATGATTATAAGTTCATACCTTATTCCACTATGGGAATCATGGCTAAGGAACTGGAGATGCAGCAGATGGTACAGATGCTACAATCCATTCCTAAAGATTCACCTGCTTTCAATGTAATATTATTGGCATTGTTCCAGAACTCAAGTATCCATAACCGTGACCAGATTGTACAGGCTCTAATGCAGGAAGACCCAGATGCAAAAGAGTTGGAGAATATAGGAAATGAACTTCAGATACAACAGGTTCAGGCTCAGATTCAGAAGACTCTAGCAGAAGCAGAAGAAGAGAAAGCCAAAGCAATCAAATGGCAAGCGGAAGCTGCTCAAACATTACCTAATGAGATACAGGTTGAAGAGTCAATCGTTAGATTACAGAAAGATGCTTTAGAGTTAGACAAGCTTAAAGCGGATATAGCGAATCAAGAATCTGAAACACAAAGGAATATTCCTGAGATGGAACATTTGAAGTCTGAGACAGTTCTTAACCTAGCTAAAGCTAGAGAAGCAGGTTCAAAAGTAGCAGTTAATACAAGAGTTCAATAGTTATGGCAAAGACTGACGAACAGTTTTTAAAAGACAGATTAGATATGTTTGAAACCGAAGGTTGGAGAGACTTCGTATCAGACTTAAAGATTACTGAAGAGAATGTAAGAGACATACGCACTCTCGAAAGTGAGAAAGACCTTTGGAATGCCAAGGGTCAGTTGGAGATTCTAAGACAGTTACATAGTCTGGAAGATGCAACGAAACTAGCGGTAGAACAATCCGATTCATAAGGACTCTACCTAATATAACTTCATAACCCGAAAGGGCGAGGACCAAAACATGAGTATAGTAGTAGAAGAAGCACCTTCAACAGAAGAACAGATAACAGAAAATCAAGAAGAAGTAGTAGTAGAACAGGAAACTCAAGCGGATTATGACATCCAAGAAGAAACACAGCTTGAAGCAGAACTACCCGAACCTATTATTCCTGAGAAGTATGCTGGCAAGACACTTGAAGATGTTATTGAGATGCACCAAAATGCTGAAAAAGTATTGGGTAAGCAAGGATTAGAAGTTGGACAACAACGAAAACTAATCGATAGCTTAGTGTCAACTCAACAACAAGCGACAACTCCTACTCCACCGACAGAAGAACCAATCCCCTTCGAGGACCAGTTCTATGCTAACCCTGCTGATGCAGTTAATCTAGCTATAGAAAAACATCCCGATGTAGTAAGAGCTAAAGAGACTAGAGTAAAACAGAATCAGGCATTGAATACAGCACAGTTAGACGCTGCTCATCCTGACTATGCAGAAATAGTGGAGAGTAAAGACTTTCAGGATTGGATTGAAGCAAGCAAGATACGACAAGAGTTATTCCGTACTGCTGATTCTTATAACTTTGAAGCAGCTAATGAACTGTTCACTACTTGGAAACAACTTAACATGGCAAGTAAAACAGCAGAAGTTAAAGAAGCAGAGAAGACAAAAAGAAAGAAGGCACTACGAAAAACTAGCTCAGAAACACGCTCTTCAGAAGATTCTCTAGGTGGGAAAAAGGTATACCGCAGAGCTGATTTAATCAACCTGCAGGTAACTGACCCTAGACGATATGAAGCGTTGGCTGATGAAATTCAGTCAGCATATCAAGAAGGTAGAGTCAGGTAATTTTACTTATAATAGGAGAAGAAAATGGCTTTAGGAACAAACCAAGTCACGACTACCATTGCCGGTAACTTCATTCCTGAACTCTGGTCGGATGAAGTTATAGGTGCATACAAGTCGAACTTAGTGGTTGCTAATTTAGTTACTAAGCTATCCCATAAAGGAAAGAAGGGAGATACGATACATATCCCTGTTCCTTCAAGGGGAAGTGCTAGTGTTAAAGCAGCAAACACACAGGTTACATTATCAGCAGCTACAAATGCTGTCGTAGATGTATCCATTGATAAACACTATGAATATTCCAAGTTGATTGAGGATATTGCAGAAGTGCAATCCCTTGCTTCAATGCGGAAGTTCTATAC